ACAAACCCTCCGAAATCCACGGACAGTTTAGATCTACGTACGCTTCTGCTATTGATCAATGGCACATGGCCGAAGAATTCGGCTCTGTGCCTAGCCTTAACGCAGCCTTCATCACCCAAAACACTCCAATCACAAGAGCCTTAGCGGCTCCGAGCGGACCACAGATTCTGTTTGATGTATGGTATGAGTATAAACATGCTCGTCCTATGATGACTTACTCTGTTCCTGCCACGATTGGACGGTTCTAATGGGAGGTATATGGGATGGAATTGCCGGGGCCGCCGCTGGCGCCCTCGGCTCTATCTTCGGTCAGCAATCGGCCAATGAGGCTAATAAAGAGATTGCTAGTAATGCTAATCAAATGTCTCAAGCTAATGCTCGAGAACAAATGGCGTTTCAGCAAAAATCTCTTGACCAGCAACAGGCCTTTCAGGAACGTATGGCTAATTCGGTGTATCAAAGAGCTGCGGAGGATATGAAAAAAGCTGGGTTGAACCCCATGCTTGCCGCATCTAACGCAGCACCCTCCCCATCTGGCGGCGCCGCACCGGGCGCCGCTGGAGAAGTCCAATCTCCCCGCATGGAAAATGTCTTTAAAGCTAGTGACTTGGCGGCCATGGTGAACATGACGCTTCAAGCTTTAAACACTAACGCAAATATAGAGGTTGCTAATGCTCAAGCAGCTAATCTTAAAGCGTCTACTTCTAAAATCGGTGTTGATACGGATGTTGCTCGAAGGGGTATTCCTGAGGCTGAGATGAAAAATCAGGGTTATCGTATTATTAAGCCCTTACTAGATCGTACAGAAAAAGCTCTTAAAACAAATTCGTTCTCGTTGCCAAAAGGTACTTGGCAAGAGAGACGTAAACAATATCAAGATAAACTTGAGCAACAACTTAAACAAAAACGAAAGGTATTACCATGAAACACCCTTATCAAAAACATATTGTTTGCCCGAAAACCGGAAAGGTGAAGGTGCAAACAGTTAACACTATACCGTCTAAGACTCAGCAACAATTCGCTGAGGCGGCTGACGTTAATTATATCATGTCCCGTGCTCAACGTGGCATTGCTCCTACTCTTACCAGCAAAAAAGGTATTTATGCAGATCTTACAGGTGTTGGAGATTATCGCGAGATGCTAGAAAAAACGCGTCGAGCTGGCGAAGCCTTCAATTCTCTAGATCCCTTCTTGCGAGCTAAATTCTCTAATGATCCTCAAAAGCTTCTCGAATTTCTCTCGGACCCTAAAAATCTCGAAGAAGCAAAAAGTCTCGGACTCGTCAAGGGCGCGCAGGAAAAGTTCTCTAACAGTGCCCAGGCTAATCAGCTCAACGACGAATTAAACGACGATGGCTCAAAGCCGGGCACTAAAAAGCCCGCGGGTAAAAGCAAGCCTGTCGAGTCCCAAGGCGACTAAAAGGAGCCCCTAAGGCGCGGCACGATGCCGCGCCAAAAGCCCACAGCGGCGTTTGAGCGCGTCCAGGATGGACCCCTTAGGGGTGTTAGGGGGGAAGTGGCGAACTCCCCCCTTATTAAAAGCCTGTTTTACTGTGGTAAAAAAACAACTATCTCAAAAATGCCTGCCGGCGGATGCCGGCAGGAAACGGAATCTAAAAGGGCATCGACGCCCTTATTTCATATCGGATAGATCCAAAATAATCATGCGGGTCAAAGCGGCAATCGCTTCAGCATGATTTAATCCATTTTCTCGCATCTTGTAATATGCTTGCTGTGCACGTTGTATCTGGACCCTCATGAGTTCATCGGCCATACGTGCCTCAAATTTATCGGTAGTCTCTGGTTTTTGTTCGTTTGACATGTTTCCTCCTAGGAAAAGTTTGGGTTCTACAAACCTAGACCCAAACTTTTGCGGGAAAAAGAAACTGTAAACTTGACAAAAATCCAGGTCGCACCATCATTCAATCGGCAATCAAGCCAACAACTAATGGAGGTTCCAGTGGAACTCAAAGCATTCTCGATTCGCGATCTTAAAGCAGGTGCCTTTTCGGCACCATATTTCGCACCATCCCTTGGGGAGGGCGAAAGACAATTCATAAAGCTCGCAAAAAACAAAGACACGACAGTGTCTCAATTCGCTGATGATTTTCAGCTATTTCATGTAGGCATCTTTGATGACTCTACGGCTTCGTATACAGCTCTTCCAACACCGCAGCACGTATGTGATGCAAAGCAAGTTATAGGATAACGCGCAGGGGCCTAATGCACTTCCTTGTTGTAATTAGGCCCACTGACACCGTACCCTGTACGTGTCAGAAAAAAAGGAGTTATAATGTTTCGTCGTAAAATGTCTAGGTCTGGTTCAAAACGTTACTTCAAACGTGCTTCCTATATTCATCCTAAAAACCGTCTAAACCCCCGCAAAATGCGTGGTGGTATAAGACTCTAAAAAAAAGGCTCATGCAATGCGCTGCACAAGCCCTCGGACTGTCGGATATTTATCCGACGGCAAGACCTTATGTTGGTCTTCTTCAAAATGTAGTTCAGAATTCGCAAACTTTCAATTACCTTGCGGAAAATGTATTGATTGTCGCTTAGAATATGCTCGTCAATGGGCCGTTCGTTGTGTTCACGAAGCTCAAATGCACGAAGATAATATCTTTCTCACTCTTACCTACTCTGACGAACACTTAAAATCTCCAAAACTACAATATGTTGATTGGCAGAAGTTTATGAAGAAACTTCGTAAAACTAAAAATGATCCTATTGGTGCTTTCGTTACTGGTGAATACGGTGAAATGACTAAACGTCCTCACTGGCATGCAATATTATTTAATTATTCCCCCTCAGACAAAAAACCCTATCGCTTAAATGAGCGAGGAGATAAATGTTATGAGTCTAAAACGCTTGAAAAACTCTGGGGAAAAGGCAAAATTGAAATCGGAGATGTCACCATACATTCAGCCGGTTACTGCGCTCGTTATGCTGCTAAAAAACTGGTTCATGGAAATGATCAAGAACATGATTATCAACCTATTTCGAAAAAAAGTTCTAAACATGCCATCGGGAAACGATGGATTGAACGATATTGGCGAGATGTCTTCCAGTACGGAAAACTCCACCTCGCCGGAGGAGGAACAACTAGTATTCCACGATATTACGAAAAATGGTTTAAAATGAATAAACCAAACGAATGGTATAAATATGTCACTGATGTTAAGAGCAAAATTACTTCCCAAGCTTCACAAAGAGCTCAAGAAGTGGAAACGGCGTATTGGGAAAATGAATTTCGGCGGAGAGCCGAAAATCCCAGGAGGGGCACTGGCCCGACGCAAAATGATGCTCAAAGAATTATAACTTTACAAAATCACAACTTGCTTCAAGGTTATTTGAAGCTATAGAAAGGCAAAAATGTTAGGTAATAGGATTTCTCAACATAACTTCGCACAAACTCCCTCGGTGAACATGGCTCGATCTGTATTCGATCGGTCCTTCGCTATTAAGGATACCTTCAATTTCGATTATCTTATTCCGATATTCGTAGATGAAATTCTTCCTGGAGATACTTGTAACGTAAAAATGCATACCTTTGCTCGTCTTGCTACACAGCTTGTTCCAGTGATGGACAACATGTACATCGACTACTTCTTCTTTTATGTTCCTAATCGCTTACTTTGGACTAACTGGGAGAAATTTAATGGAGCTCAAACTGATCCAGGTGATCCGACTGCTTACAACTTACCCTACTTGGATACATTCCCGTCTGGAGGACCAGAGGTCGATACTATCTATGATAAAATGGGACTTCCTACTGATATTACTGGTGGTTATACTCTTTACAACACTCTCCCCTTGCGTGCTTACAATCTTATCTGGAATGAATGGTTCCGGTCTGAATTACTTCAAGATTCTGTTGTTAAAAACATGGACGACGGTCCTGACCAAATTGCGGACTATGCTCTACTTAAGCGTTGTAAAAAGCACGACTACTTTACGTCGGCTACTCCAGAACCTCAAAAAGGGGATCCGCAATATCTAAACATGGGTACACAATTAGTAACTCGTGTTGCTTCAACTGGCGCCTGGGAGGTCTACTATGCTGGCGGCAATACTAAGGTTTCTACAGACACTGACATTCAGGTTAATACTCTTGGTCGCCTTCACAATACCACTAATACTGTCTCTTTGGATCCTGTGGGAGGATTGCAGGTCGATCTCGATGGCATCTTGAATATCAATGAATTCCGTGATGCAATGCTAGTACAGTCATTGCTTGAATTGGATATGCGCGGAGGTACGCGTTATACGGAAATTCTGCTTAACCACTTTAATGTTGTCTCTCCTGACTTCAGGCTGCAAAGGCCTGAGTACTTGGGTGGAGGAAGCACAAAAATTGCAAGTCATCCCGTGCCTCAGTCAGCTCCGACTTCCGGCTCAAATTACTTTGCTCAGCTTGGTGCATTCGGTACCTCCAGCACTTCCGGTTCTCCAATTGGTTTCACTAAGTCCTTCGTGGAACATGGGTACGTCATCGGTCTTGCCTGCGCCAGAGCCGATATTACTTATCAACAAGGACTCAACCGAATGTGGATGCGAATTACTAGATACGACTTCTTTTGGCCGAAGCTACAAGAGCTTGGCGAACAAACCGTCGGATCTCACGAAATCTACATGGACAACAGTACTAATGATGTCTTCGGCTATCAGGAACGCTATGCAGAGTACCGATACAAACCCTCCGAAATCCACGGACAGTTTAGATCTACGTACGCTTCTGCTATTGATCAATGGCACATGGCCGAAGAATTCGGCTCTGTGCCTAGCCTTAACGCAGCCTTCATCACCCAAAA